AATGCTTCACGACCTTGCTCAATCTGAGGTTTAAGGCGTTGCATATAAGCATCTTGATATGATTGGCTAGGATTAAAGCCTGTAGAAACCAATTTGCTAGTATCAAAAGGCTGATTAATCATGTTTTCTACATAACCAAGACCTTTTTGACCTAATTGACCAGTACCAATACTTAATTGATTTTGAATATCTAATAGTTTTTGTTGATCAGGGGCAAGGGATTGCGTGGCACTCCAAGTAGGATTGCCATACTTATCTTCGCCAGCCATATTGTATTCAAGCGAACCATAAGGCGTGTATTGGTTGACACGATTGGCGGCAATATTAGCCCGTGCCGCATCTAAGTTGCCTTGTGCAGTTGCTTGTGCCGCACCTGCATAATCAGGTGGTGGCGGTGCAGAAGCCGACTTTCCCATATCTTTCTCCTAAAAACTTACATTTGTCTTTTGACATTACAAAAAACAACAAATCTCCAGTAGGAAAAACATCAAGTAATCGTGCTTGTTCCTCAAACCCCAATTTCTTGACAAACTCTACCGACTTGTCGTTACTACTAACTACAGGGGCAACAATTTTATCTACCCCTAATTGTATAAAAGGATAGTCAAAAATGGTAGCTAAATATTGCCGATTTAATCCTTTTTCAAGATAAATATGGCAAGTTACCGACTTTTTGTTGAAATCCTCATACCAAACTACTGCTTCTATTTCATCTGTTACCCATCCAATTGTTGTGGAATTTTCGGGTGTCCATACCATGTTTAACTTTTGGGCAATAAATGGCCCTAATAAGTCTTTATCAAAACATAGCATTACAGTACGCCACCTCGCTCCATTACATAATCAGTTGATGCCCAATGAAACTCAATACCTTGCGATGCAACATTAATATTAACTGAACCGCTAAATCCTAGTCCTGATACTCCTTGCCAATTTTTAGTAGTGGTTAAAAAACCACCCCAAGTTGATTCATCCCACTTTGCAGTATCCCATCTTGCCAACGCTAAAAGCGATGGATTAAAAGAAATCTGATTGGTTAATGGCACGGTATCAAAATCAGTTGAAATACCGCATAAAACAGTTGGAAAACCATTGTCCGTTTGAATAATTGGGCGAATTAATGTAAATCGTTTTAATTGTCCACGACTGTCAAAATAACTATACGCTTGCTGACAATTGCCAATAATATTACTGCCGTTATCAGACGTATCAGAATAAAACTGTGCTACATAACCGTCTGATCCAAAGTAAATCTTGTTATCTCCTGAAACTTCCCAGCAAATAGCATTTATATCTGTAAATCTAGCCCATGCTTTAGTAATAGTGTGCATTACATATTGCTCATATCCCGTGCCTACAGGAATGTTTAAAATAAGCATATTTTCACTAGCAAAGTAGTTAATCTGCCATCCAAATTCGGCATAAAAATTGGTAGCCGCTTGGCTTACAGCAAAGTAAATCTTGTCGGTTAAATTAATTCTTGGGTCTAAACGAGATGACTGTAAGGCGGCAGACATTGGCACTAGACCGTCTTGGGTTAGCAAAAGCAGGTCACCACCCCATTTAAAGAAGCATCTACGGTTAAAGGTTTGACCCATCTGCCATACACCAACTTCACTCCAAGCATTAGGATCACTAGGGTTTGTACCCTTATAAACGATGACTTCGCCCATGCTAGTTACAAAAGCGGATAGGTCATCTACGCCATAACCAGCGTCAAGCGTCCATGTTCCCATTGCTTGTAAAAAACCGCCTGAACGGGCAATAGCCCCTAGCGGAAAGTCTAATGCCGCACCACCGATAGATTTAACAGGTAAATACCAAAATGTCATACTGTTCTTTTGCACAAAAAACAGTCTGTTTTGGCACATATTGATATTAACAAATGTGTTACTGTTTACGCCTGTAATACCCAAAACTGTATAAGTTCCAACTACGGTAGCATTAGCCGCTGGTGCGGTAGCCATTGTGTAAGTGAAGGTAGTTGTTCCTGTTACGGTAATAGCATAAGTACCGTTGTAATTTGATGCTGTTGCACCACTAATACTGACCCGATTCCCTGTGGCTAGACCGTGTGCAGTTGCGGTAGTTAGGGTAGCTGTCAGGTTACCTGTTCCACCCCTTGTAATGGTAGAAATAGTAGCGGCTGTAGTCGTGGTAGCCATCTTATACCAGTTTGTGCCGTCATAAATAATGGCTGGGTCTACACCGTTTACCGCAATAATAAAATTACCACCATCGGTAGAAATCATGCAATGCTGAAATTTACTGTTGGATAATCCAGTAAATACTGAAGATGCAGTAGAAGTTGATGCGTTGTAAATAACCCCATTAGCAATAGCAAAAAGCGTGTTTGTGCCGTTATACCCTGCATAATTCATTAGGGTTTCAACTTCCCCTGTAATCCCAATTGAAGTCTTTGTATAGCCTTTTCTAAGCGTTATATCAGTAGGCGTAGGAAAGAAATTGACCATTTGCACCGCATCTAACGGGTTCATTTCAGCTAAAGAATCCCTAGCGTTCCAACCCCCAATAGGGGCGGCTAGAGAAGTTGTGTTGGCTGTAAACTTTTTAGCAACAGCCATTATTAAGACCCATAGCCAGTATCAGGAATGTTTGCCCAACCAATCAATACGGCACTTGGAGCAGGAGCAAAAGATAGCGTAGCTGATCCTTTGTCGTTAGCCTTAGCAACGCTTAGATAACGGTTGTAGTCTTGTTGCAACGCAGTAGTATCAAATGACTTGATTTGGAAGTATTTGAGTTTAGTCAACAACACCATTACGGTGTTATCTAATACAGTTGTATCGGTATCAACAGTAAAGCTGTTCTTAACAACATTAGCGGCACTTCTAGCCCAACCTCTAGAACGGTATTCAAACCCTAGATATTCTTGGGTGTTGTAGGGTGGCCATATTTGAAAAGTATTACCTAAAATTCTCCAACGAACCCGTGGGCCTGTTGAAATATATCCTGATTTAAGCCATTGCCATTGCTGTGCGTCTACAGGGCCAAGCATCTGCCAATGCTTTGTCTTGTCCCAATGGGTATTGTCTGTAATGGTTTCGTAGTCAGGCGGCAAGTCGTAAATAGTCTTACTAAATGTAACTGATCCACCTACGCTGGTTGCTGAAGCTAACTGACTAGTATTCAGACTAGTTGAAGTTAAAACTTCATCAACATAAGTATCTTGGGGAATACTTGTCCCCACAATTGAATAAGTATTGTCCAGCCCTGTAGTACTAGGAATGTTAGTAAGTAAATAAGAACCATTCGTAGTATTACAGGTCGTGGTTATTGCAGTTGTATAGAAACGATACTCAAGTTCTAATGCTTGCCAATCATGCTCCTTAACCAAATCATATCCAGCACGGTTCATCAGGGCAAGAATCTGTTGCACATCTTGACTGGTGTTTCCTGCTACATAAGTAGGAACGGCTAAGTTTAGTTCAGCGGTGACTTGCTGTACTAATTCGAGCATGGTATATGACATTTTTAGGCTTCCTCTGTGGCTTCCGCTTTACGCTTACGGGGTTTCTTTTCACCAACAGCGGCAAGTATAGCGGTCATCTGATCTTGCATCTGAGCCAGCTTCGCATCTGTTTCAGCCTTTATTTTAGCAGTTTCTTCATCTTTTTTGGCAAGTTCTTCTTTTAAATTGTTAATTTCTTGCTCTCTTTTGTCAGTTTCTGCTGAAGAAGAAGCTAGATTTAAAAATGATTTTGCCTTATCACGGAACGCATAAGGTGACATTCCTGCCGCCATACCAATACGCTGTAATTGCTGATCTGATGCGTTTGCTACCGCTTCTACCGTGTGAAACTTCATAGCACGGAGTTCTTCTGCCTGTGATTTAGATACTAAAGGCCATTCTGTCAATGGAGTTCCCTCGTATCCTTGATCGTCAGCACCAAGTTTGTTTTGATATGCCGCCCAATGTAGGGGAAAACGCTGTTTATGGCTTTCTAAGGCAAATGTATCAATTTCGGTCAAAGTATCGCCAGCAACGCAAATATGTACAAAATCAAACTCTTTGTATATTGGTCTGCC